GTTTTAAGAAACTTATTGCAAGTTTCGCTACAGTCTTAGTGTCTTATATAGCAAGATCTTCAAAATTTTAATGATTATAAAAATTTTGAATAATATAATCGCTTTACAAACAGTAACAAAACAAAAATTAACAACAATACAAACTCGAGATGTTGCAGAACAAGAATTTCTTTACGATTCTTTTCCGCGTACATTTTGTACAAAACAAGAAATGTTATATGATATTTCTCCCATGTGGGAAAGACCAATTTCATTATCAACAACCAATTGGACTACTACAGATACCAGATTTAAAATTTTACAAGTTTATGATTTGATGTCTTCTTATTTCAATGCAACCCCCTCTTTTAGATCATTTTTAAAAAATTATGCTTTTTATAGATGTCATGCATGTGCATATGTAACAGTGACTGGAACTATTAATCATCAAGGTATCCTATTAGTTGGTGCTACACCTTCGTCAGAAATGGTGTGGGATTCTACTATTAAAGGAGAAGATGTTATTAATACTCTACTTACTGGACCTCATGCTTTGTTAGGAGCAAATGAAGCTTCTTCAACGTGTGTGGAAATACCTTTTTATGTAGCAACTGATTTTTTAACTATGGAAGCCAATCAAAATACAGATCCTTCTATTCCTGATTTGTATTCGCAAGGAAGAAATCCTTATGCTAAATTGGTTATCATGTGTTTAAATCCATTGGTAGCTGGAGGATCAGGTTCAACCACGCTCACAGTGCAAGTAGTGATTAAAATTAATAAATTAGAAGTTTATGTTCAAACACCTTCAGATCCTACGTTTGTTTCTCCTCCTTCATTAGTAGGAGAAAGTTTTTTAGGACAAGTAGTAACTAATACATTTGATCGTACTTCGGACTTTTTAAAAACAACAAGTTCCGATTTTATAGATGCTATGCGTAGTACAGTTAGGCAATATACGGGTTTACATAACCCGAATAAACCTGATTATAGTGACGCTATGTTTATGAATAACAGAAATCGAGCTAATGTAGTAGATAAACCAACTTTTTTCGAAAAAATGGATCCTTATTACGAGTTTACTCGTATAACTAAGGATTCTATTTTCCATACTAAACAAGATGAAATGGACATGAATTTCATCTTGTCAAAACCCCAATATTTAGGAACTTTTCAAGTAACTACCACAGATGCTGTTGGTAAAATTTTGTGGATAAGACCTATTTCTCCTTGGCAAGGAGGATCACATTCAGGAGTTTCAATAAGTAATAATATAGAAAGATTGTATTATCTTACGCAAGCTTGGTCAGGAGATATGGAATTAGTCATACAATCAAATATGACTAATAAGCAGAATGTGAAATTAATGGTTTCAAAAATTTATGGTTTAGATAGGCGAATTTCAACACAATATCCTGATTATGTTACAGCCAAATCGGGAATCACTAGTATAGTTGAATTTTCTGGAGGAAACCAACAACAAATAGTTTCTCTAGATTTTCTAAGTAGAAATCAAATTTTATATAATACTATAGATCCTTATGCCAATGCAATGTTGCATGGTATGTATTATATATATGTAAATCAACCTTTAATAGTAGCAGATGATACACCTTTAACAGTAGAATTTAATGTATATATTAGATGTAAGAATAATTTTAGGTATCATGGATATGGCATGCGACCAGGTTATTCAACTTATAAACCAAGATTAAATATTTATACACCTCCTAGTTTAGTAGCAGAAAGTAGTACACAACCTGTTATGAATGCTCCTTCTGATGGGCAACCTTTGTTAAATAGAGAAGAAGGTACTACGCCTATACAAAATGTAATAGAACGTATGTATCCCATTGAGAATTTGCGAGATTTAACTAGAAGAATGCAACATACTGGTAGATTTACTGCTTTAATAGATTCAATAGGTTCTTATTGTGTAGCATTGCCTGTAGCTTCGTTGATGGGTTTGTTTCCAACAACAATGTCTACACAAAGTGCTAATCAACATTTAATGAAAATGTTTTTAGGAGTTAATGGAGGATGTAGATTAAAAATTAGAAGTTTTGACTCTTCTAATTATTTTATTCAGTATTATCCTCCTACTATAGTTAGTCCTTTATCAACTCCTGGTTCGACAGTTTTAGATTTAACAGCAAATTCAATAGATTATTTAGATTCACCTTTTATAAATATTAATTATACGAATATTAATGGAGCTCCATTTTTGGAGATACCTTCAAGTTGGACAGTAGATATTAGAGCTGGTGAAACAGGTTCAGTAGTAGACATTCATATTCCACATACCACGATGTATCATTGGTGGGGTGGATTAGGATGGACTTTAGAAAATGAAACCATAGCTGGTTATAGGACATTAGTTAATAATATGGGATATTTAATAATTACTGGAATTGGAACACCATCTAGTATAGCTGATTTTGAATCATTTATGGGATTGGATGACGAGGCAAGATTGGGATTTCATACCCAATCTCCTGTTTTGACTATTCCTGTTTTTCAAAGTGCAGCTCCAATTAATGATGCTACGTATGCAATTCCAGAAATGATACCTATAGGAGGAGTAGCTAGGCATATTAAATATTTTCAATCTCCTTCATTATATTATAGTACTTTAAATACAGCATATAATACAATATTAGTTTAGACATAATTTTCTGGTACAATTTAATTTATTAATTATTTTATTTTTATTATGTGTTAACATTATTTTTAATAATATTATATAAATATAGGAAGAGAAGGCGTTTTTCTCGTCGGGTATAAATGGGCTGCGGCTCTCCCCTCGTTAAAAATAATTTGTTGTCGTCATATAGTATGAGACGGGTGGGTCAGTTTTAGGAAACCAACCTGCCACCCCTATTTCGTTTATAGTTTTGGAAAACAAATTGAAAGTACCATCGGAGTCAATTAGATACGAGTTAGTCCTTTCCCTGAAGATTTATTTATTATTCACTTGGATTGGTGTTAATTATAAATCGTAACAGACTGGGCACACTGTCACTCTTTAATTGGCTGCCTGTAATGGATAAGATGTTTTTGATTCGACTTCAGAGATAGGCAATGTGCAAAATGCAGTGTTCAAGAAAAAATAATAAAGATAAGAAAGAAAATACCAAAAATAATAAAAATAACGAAAATAATAAACTAACGTTGTTTAACGATAAATGTAAATCAAATTTATTGTTATTTGACGGTTTAAGAAATGTTCTAATAAGAACAAATGAACAAGAATTTAAAATAGCAAATGGTGGGATAGTGGAGCTATCTCATTTCAAAATTAAAATAGTTAATGGGACTAGACAGAATTTAATGTCTATAAAATCAGCTATTTATTCAATTAAAAAATATGAAGCAGAAGGTTTGTTAGAAGTCTTCTCGTTAAGTTTTAAGGCAACTAGTGCTTTTACAAAAATTGCTTATAAAATAATTAAAAATGAAAGTGATGTAGAAACTAATGCATTAATAATGGATGTTTTATCAATGTTAATACAACATGGTAGTGGAACTTATAATAATTGGACTCCGGGATATTTGATAGGATTTTTGGCTCGTGTATATTCTATTTTTACGAGATCTAAGAAATTGTTATTAAGTGAAAGTTTAGATACAACTATGTTAGTTGCAGGAGCCATTGGTTTACCGGAAGGATTTTTTAATGTATTAAAGAAGATAAGTTTGATGACTAATAAGAAAATAGGAGATCATCCAGGATTGTTTTTAGAAGGAGTACAATATATATCATCATTTTTTAATACTCTTATTATGAATGTACCATGGATACCTGAAATAATTAAATCAATTTGTAATAAATTATTTACTTTTGGGGATTTTCAATTGCAAGTCATGGAAATGCAAAATAGTTTATTAACTTGGAAAAATGATAAGAAAATTTTGAGTGATGTAGTTTTTAGAAATAAAATTTTTAAACAAAAAGAACAATTAGAAAGTCATCCAGATACTACCGAAAAATTAAAGACAGGTTTAAATTTTAAAATTTTTTATGGAGAATTCGGTAAGATGGTAAGTAGCGCAAAAGCTTTTGAAAAATGTTCTAGACAAGAACCTGTACTTATAGTTTTAGAAGGTCCACCAGGAGTAAAGAAAACTGTAGCTTTATTAAGAATAATTAAATTATTAAATATGAGTGTTTATACTCATATAGTTAAATCAGTAGAAGATGGTAAAGACCATTATGATGGCTATAATAACGAAGATGTTTTTGTTATGGATGATGTGGGACAACAAGGTGTGAGTCAATGGCGTACAATTATAAATATGGTTTCATCAATCCGTATGCCTTTGGAATGTGCTTCAGTAGATTTAAAAGATACAAAATACTTTGATAGTAAGATTATTATTGTAACAACTAATAATTTTTCGAATTTAAATGGATTAACTAAGAGTGATGGAATAAGTGATATTAAAGCTTTATGGAGACGTGGGCAGGTATTTAATTTTTTAAATGAAAGTACAGTAGAATTTAAGAGATTTGATGTTTATAAAGATAAATGGACAAATATACCGATTTTTAATAATCGTAGTTTAAATATATTTAAAGGAGATAATTTAGAATTGTCTCTATTTATTACTGCTTATATAAAACGTAGTGTTCAATATTATAATGAAATTATACAAGATATAGATTTAACCGATAGTCAAATAATAATAGCTCAAGATAGAATAGATGAGATGTTAACTCAATATTACGATGCGCAAAGTTGGGTTTCAGCAACCATGACAGTAGTTACTTATTGGAAATATATTCAAGATTATATGGAAGATTTATTAAATAATATTTATCATTTTGTTTGTGAACATTCTAATCAAGCGAGTTTTTGGATTGTAGGAGTATGCTTGTTTCAAGCGTACAAAACTTATTTTGATTATGCAAAAATTGGTGTAAATTCAGAAGAATCGAATTTGGAGATAATTAATGAGTGGAATTCTAAAATAAAAGGTAAAGGTAAATTAGTCGAGATTAAAGACTCAAAAGTTTATATTGGTGAAAGTATTACAGGAACTTTAATAGATACCGTGAAGAAAAATGTTAAATTAGTTAAAATTTTGCTTAAAAATAATAATTTTGAGGTTAGCCATTGTTTAGTTTCCGGTACAAAAATTTTATTACCTGCACATGTAGTTTTTGAAAGTTTGAATACATTAATATTATATAATACACAAGAAGATTTTGTTAATGAAAATAGAGCATTAGATCATTGTAGTTTTAAAGTAGTATTTGATGATAAAATTAATGATGTAGCAATATTAGAAATTCCTTTATTAAATAAAACCCCTTATAAAAATATTTCGCATTATTTTAAATTTAAAAATAAAGTAGCTAGGAACCCTTATTTTGTTTGGTCAGGAGAACCGGTTAAATTAGAAGGAACGTATGTTCCATCAGAGTTGTTACCTAAGTATAAGACGAGATTTGGAGATGTAGTAATACAAGAACCATTGACGTATCAAATGTCAGGAAAAGGATTTTGTGGATCTGTAATAGTCGATGAAAATGCAGGAGTAATAGGTTTTCATGTTGCAGGAGATGGAGAAGTTGGTGTTTCTAAGATCTTTTCTCAAAGTGTTATGGCAAAAATTAATAATTATTTAGAAGATGGATTTGATACTGAATTACAATTAGATAATGGAGTTAAGGAAAAGTTTAGTGGCATGGTGGCTAATAGTACAAAGATTTCTGATGGCCCAAAACAAACGCATTTGAAATTGTCGAAATTAGCAGATTTGCATGAAGAAACTAAGAGGCCAGCAAATTTAAGGAGTTTGGGAGAACATACAGTTAAGAAACGAGCTGTTAGAATGCATAAGTTAGTGACTACTTTACCAACAGAAGAATTAAGTTATATGAAAGAATTTTTGTTATATATTTTACCAAATTTTTCCCCTATAAGTGAATTTGAAGTGATTAAAGGAAATGATCGTCTTGCTTCTATTAACAAAGATAGTGTGAGTGGAATGGATTTTCCTCTAGAAAAAGAAAGTTATTTTGATTTTGAGAAAGGAGAGTGTTTAAGTAATTTTAAGGAAGATTTAGTTTTATTTAGACATCAAAGTCAATATCGATATCCAGATAAAATAACACAACATCATACTTTGAAAGATGAACTTCGAGTAGCTCATAAAGTAGAAAAACCTAGAACTTTTGGAGTAGATAGTTTAATAACACAATTTGAGATGAAACGATTAATGGGAAATCTAATGATTCAACTTAAAGAGGAAAGATGGAATAATGGTTTAGCTATAGGGTTAAATCCGTATAAAGATTGGCCTAGATTGTATGATATTTTAAGTAGTTGTAAGATAAATTGGGATGGAGATATAGGAGAATATGATGCTAGTGTATCTCCTCAAATTCAAAATATTGTTAATGAAGTAGTAAATAAAAAATTTGTAGGAACAGAAGAAGATAAAAATATACTAGAACGATTATTGAATTTAGTTATACAGAGTTGGGTAGTAGCCGGTAATAAATTATTGTTTAAAACGCATGGAGTGTTATCAGGTATGTGGATTACGAATTTGTTTAATAGTATCTATAATAGGTGTTATACAGCAGGATGGTATTATAGAAATATAGTTCGAAAATATGGAAGAAGTAGATCAGTGTCAAGGTTTTTGCATGAAGTAGTAGATTTTGTACAAGGAGATGATAAGATTTGTGGAGCTAGAGTGGACATAGATATTCTTAATGCAATAACAATGAGAGATTATTATATGAGTTGTGGAATGACGTTTACTGATGGTGAAAAAGGTCAAGTAGAATATGAAAGTAAAAATTTACATGATTGTATATTTTTGAAAAGAAAATTTGAGTTTCACGATGAATTAAAACAAATAGTAGGTCCTTTAAGTATGGAATCAATAACAAATTCAATTAGATGGTATAAAGATGATAATGAAGAAGAAGAAATTTTAAAGGATAAATATCATGTGTATCAAAGAGAGTTGTACCTACATGGAAAAGAAGGAATTAATAAAATTAAGTTAGCAAGCAATTTTATTAAAGAAAAGAAAATAAATTTAAAAGATTTAAGTATGGATTATTTGCGTAAAACATATTTAGATGATCCAGACTATTGGTACAATTATGTACAAAGAGTTAATGGAAAAGTGTATTAAATTAAAGCTTGCTTATGAAATAGTTAATATTAAATAGTTTAGTTAGTTAATTATTTTAATTCTCCAAATTAGTAGGAGAAAAATTGAATGAGTGTTTATATACTCATTCTTGATTAATGTGTGAATTGGACACATTATATTAAGTTATTATATATAAAACCCCCC